TTCTTCAGGATTCTATGTTTGATCTTGAAAGCTACATTGCAAATGAGTTTGCGAGAGCTTTCGGTATTGCTGAAGAGCAGGCTTTCTGCGTTGGTACCGGAACCGGTCAGCCTACCGGTATCTTTACCGCAAACGGCGGACAGGTTGGTATCACTGCAGCAGCAAACAATGCCGTTACTGCCGATGAGCTTTTCAGCCTTGTGTATGCACTTAAGAGCCCTTACCGCAGAAATGCAAAGTGGCTTATGAATGATGCGACTATCTCGGCAATCCGTAAGCTGAAGGACGGCAACGGCGTATATCTCTGGCAGCCTTCTCTTCAGGCAGGTGAGCCTGACAAGCTTCTGGGCTATGAGCTTTACACCAGCCCTTATGCTCCTACGATGGCTTCCGATGCTCTTGCTATTGCGTTCGGTGATTTCAAGAATTACTGGATTGCTGATCGTTCCGGCAGAACTGTACAGAGACTCAACGAGCTCTATAGCTCTAAGGGCCAGGTCGGTTTCGTAGCAACTGAGCGCGTGGACGGTAAGGTGATCCTTCCTGAGGGCATCCAGCTTCTTAAGATGAAGCACTGAGGATAAGAGAGAATGGGGCTGTCGTGTAAAAGCGGCAGCCCGGATTTTGGAGGTGAACGATGAGCGATTATAACGCAAAGAATTATACAGAGCAGGGCGGCGATGTCACTCATATTGGCGGCAAGCTTCAGTTTGATGAAGGCGGCAAGATGGCAGGTGGGCTTCTGCCTAATCAGGAAGCTGCAACCGGTTCGGGTGCGACAGGCGGAACAAATGCCGTGAATGCCATTAACGCACTTCTTCTTAAGATGAAGAATGCAGGTCTTATGAAGCCCGATGATTTCACTATGCAGTATGCAACCGTATCAGATACCGTTGCCGGTCATGCGGATCGTCAGTATAACACTGGGAAGATTTCCAACGTGGCTGTGGACAATGATACCCATGAGATCACAATCACTTTGTCTGACAAGGTGAAGAACCTTAAGGACTTTGATGGTTTGCATGGCTGGGGAGTTCACAAGTGGCTTGGAATCGGTTTAGGCGTAGGAATTTCGCCTATTACCGGACTTTTCTATAACGGTTCCGCTGTTACAGATGAGGATGTGACTGAGGCTTCACAGTGCACCTTGGATGCGGGGTATTTTGTCCGCTGGGTTGCAGCTGATCTTGTGCTTGCAGGTGATAATTCGGAAAAATCCAAAGATTATTTCACTTTGTGGGCTGATGGTTATGAAGAGACCAGGTACACGCTGAAGATCGTGGAGCCTGCGTAAGGATTATGAGGCGGTGGAGAAATCTGCCGCCTTTTTGTGAGGTGATGTCAGATGATCGTGACTGTGGATGAGATGAAGAATTATCTGAGAATCGATTATGAGGATGATGATTCTTTGTTGGAAAACTTTATAACAGCCGGGGAAAAGCAGTGCATGGATATCTTGCGGACCGACGATGAGAATGATCTGGCTGATTGCCCGAATGGGAAGATCGCTGTGATGTTTACGGTGGCTTATCTGTATGAGCACAGGGAAGAGGCTGATCATCATGCGATGGATCTGACTCTGAGGGCTCTGTTATTCGGAAGCCGGAAGGAGGGATTCTGATGGTGACGGCGCTTTTGAATGAAAAGGTGGCATTCCTGAAGAATACCGTAAAGACCGATGCAGTCGGGAATCATACGAATGAGTGGGATGAGTATTATACCTGCTTTGCTACGATCGGCGGCGAAGGTATGGCGAGCTCAAAGGAAGAAGAGGTTGCCGGTACTACCGTCGAAGACGTGGCTATGACAGTGACGGTGCGGTATTGCCAGAAGACAGCTGCTATCACATCCACGGGATACAGGATTCTGTTTAAGGGTGAGTTCTATGACATTGTGAACGTGGATCATATGAACTTTAAGAAGAAGTCACTGAAATTCAGTTGTCAGAAAGTGAGGCGGTGATGCATGGCTACGGATAGAGTCAGGATTGACCAGATGGCACACGTTATCATGGAGGGCTTGCAGGAATACGCTGATCTGGCCGCCGATGACCTAAAGAAGGCTGTGAAGAAGGCCGGGGATGAAGCGAAGAAGGATATCCAGAATAATGCGCCTGTGAAGACCGGGGCTTACAAGAAGAGCTGGACGGTGAAGACTATGAAAGAGACTTCCAATGCGATGGAGGTAGTGGTTCATAGTAAAAACCGCTATCAGCTGGCACACCTTTTGGAGTTTGGTCATGCGAAGCGGGGCGGTGGAAGGACAAGAGCATTTCCGCATATTGCACCGGCTGAGCAACGGGCGGCAGAATTACTGGAAAGAGAAGTGGAGGCGGCATTGAAATGACGATTGAACAGTTGGCAGCAATGCTGCAGGGTACGGGGATCCCTTTTGCATATGATCATTTTGCGGAAGGGGAAAGCCCGGAGCCACCGTTTATCTGTTACCTGTTGCCGGGGAGCGATAATTTCGCTGCTGACGGCAGGGTGTATTTCAAGATAAATGAGGTGCGGATAGAGCTTTACACGGATAAGAAGGATGTGTCCGTGGAGAAGCAGGTGGAGGATGCTCTGGATGGCCAGGGCATTTTTTATAACAAGAGTGAGGTCTGGATTTCGGAAGAGAGATTGTATGAAGTCTTATATTCTTTCGAGGTGCCGGATACAGATGAAACTATGGAGGTATAAGCGTTATGGCGAATAACAAGGTTAAGTACAATCTGAAGAACGCGCATTATGCGATGCTTCATATCGCCCAGGACGGTACAGTGTCTTATGACACGCCTGTTCCGATCCCTGGTGCTGTGAGTATCGGTCTTGATGCGAACGGGGAGCCGGAAAACTTCTATGCTGATGGCATTGCCTATTATGTCATCAATAATAACATGGGATATGACGGTGACCTTGAACTTGCGATGATCCCCGAGAGTTTCAGGGTGGATGCGCTGAATGAGAAGCTGGACGATAACAATGTGCTGATCGAGAACGCGAACACAGAGCTTAACAGCTTTGCGCTTCTTTTCGAGTTCGACGGCGATGTGAAGCATATCAGGCATGTGCTGTATAACTGCTCTGCATCGAGACCTGGCATCGAGGGCAAAACCAATGAAGAGAGCCGTGAAGTTCAGACGGAGACGCTGACCATTAAGGCAACGCCTCTGGCAAGTGGTGTAGTTAAGGCGAAGACCGGCAACACGACAGATTCCACGGTCTATCAGAACTGGTACAGTTCCGTTTATATGCCGGATGATATTTCCGGTGCTGATGTTACACTTTCGGCTTTGTCAATCGGTTCCGTGAGTCTTGATCCTACGTTCAATAAGAATGTGGTCAGCTATGAGGCTACGACTTCAAATGCAACGAATACGGTTACCGCAACGGCAACGGATTCGAGTGCGAATGTTGTGATCACAGTGAACGGCAATTCTGTTACCAGCGGGTCCAGCGTGACGTGGGCTGAGGGCACCAACACTGTAGCGGTTACAGTCATAAACGGTGGTTCGAGAAGGACTTACACGATTATCGTGACCAAGGAAGACTAAGGCAGACAGGTCTTAAGGGCTTCGGGGTTGTGCAGGACACGGCTTCGAGGCTCTTTTTGACCAGCGCTATTTTATGGAGGATAAGATCATGAGCATGGTTAAAAAGATTGAGATTGACGGAAAAGAAGTTGCTTTCAGAGCATCGGCGGCGATTCCGAGAATATATAGGATGAAGTTCCAGAGGGATATCTATAAGGATCTGGCTGCTTTGGAAAAATCCATCGGAGATAATTCCGAGGAAGTCAGCAATCTGGATATGTTTTCTTTGGAGATGTTTGAGAATATTGCTTACATCATGGCAAAGCATGCTGATCCGAATATTCCGGACACGCCTGAGGAATGGCTTGATGAGTTTAATACCTTCAGCATCTATCAGGTGCTTCCGAAGATTATTGAGCTTTGGGGGTTGAACATGAAGACCGATGTGGAGGCTAAAAAAAACTTCGTGCAACAGACCGTGAAATGACAACGGCGCTGTTTATGTTGAGGTGTGTGCAGGTAGGGCTTTCGATACGGGATCTCGATCTGCTTACCATCGGCATGGTTAATGAAATGTTCATTGAGAGCAGAAATGATGAGGGTGCCGACAAATACTATCACCAGATAGCAGG